ACGAATTAAGTAAAAAGTTTGGGGCGACTTCTAAAGAAGCAGTAGAAGCGGCTAAGAAAGCAGCTGAACTTAAAGACGCAATAGGCGACGCTAAAGCCTTAACCGATGCTTTTAATCCTGATGCTAAATTCAAGGCTCTTACTGCTACTCTTGGAGGTGTTGCTGGTGGATTTAGTGCGGTGCAGGGTGCTATTGGTCTTATGGGCGAAGAAAGTAAGGACGTTGAGAAAATGATTCTTAAAGTTCAAAGCGCAATGGCTATTTCACAGGGCGTGCAAGCTATTGGTGAGAGTGTAGATTCATTTAAGCAACTTGGAGCGGTTATTCGTTCTACTACTTTATTTCAAAAGGCGTTAAGTGCTGCTACTGCTATACAAACCTTTGTAACGAATGGTGCGACTTTATCAGCTAAAGCTTTAAGAGGTGCGTTAATTGCTACTGGAGTGGGTGCGTTAGTTGTTGGAGTTGGTTTGCTTATCGCTAATTTTGACAAGGTTAAAAAAGTCGTACTTAATTTAGTTCCACAATTAGCGATGGTTGGCGACGTTGTTATGAGTATCGTTAATGCCGTTACTGACTTTGTAGGTGCAACTAGCGAAGCAGAAAGGGCAGCAGATAGAGCCAAAACAAATGCCGAAAAAAGGAGTAAGGATATTGATAGGATTCTAAAAGAGGACGGCTCGAGATATTCAGAAAGTGCCAAAAAGAAAATGGCAATAGAAAAGCAGTTACAAGATGATATTGCTGAGGGTTTATATAATGAAACTAAACTACGAAAAGAAGCGGCTTTTGCTATTGCTCAAATAGATAAAGAAAATGCGGACAATGCTAAGAAAAAAGCCAAAGAGGAGCAAGATAAACGAAACGAGGAAGCTAAAAAAAGGGCGGAAGATGCAAAGAAATTAAAAGAGGAAAACGATAAAAAAGCAAAAGAGGAAAAGGAAAGGAAAGATAAAGAGTTACAAGATTTTGAAGGATTTCAAGCGGCAGTAAGAGGAGCAAAAGAAGCACAAAATAAAATTGATATTGAAAATACAGAAATGAAATTTGAAGCACTTACGGAAGTTTCAGATAAATTTTACAATGAAAATAAAGAGCGAGATGATGCGACTGCTGCTGAAGATATAGCTAGAGAACAAGCAGTGGCCGATGCTAAACTATCTATTCAAAATGCTCAATTAGATAATGTTACTGCTGGAATAGGCCTTTTAAAAACTGTATTTGAAAAAAATAAAGCAATTCAAAAAGGTTTATTAATTGCGGAAAATGCGGCGGGTATTGCAAAAATTATTATTAATACAATGGCGGCTAATGCTAAGGCTTTAGCACTTGGACCAGTATTAGCACCTCCTACAATACTAGCCAATAATATAACTGCCGGTATTAGTGTTGCAAGTTCAATAGCAGCAACTGCAAAAGGTTTATCCGCTTTAGGTGGTGGAGGTTCTACTGGTGGTGGTTCTTTACCAGGCGGAGGAGGTCAAGCACCAGCACCGCCACAATTCAACATAGTAGGGCAAAGCGGAACAAACCAATTAGCGCAAACAATAGCGGGACAACAAAACAAACCTATTGAAGCGTTTGTTGTGAGTTCAGCAGTAACGACCTCACAGGCACTAGATAGAAATAGAGTAAAAACTGCGACCTTTGGAAATTAATGATACCACAAACAATAAATAACGTTTAATGAATATGGAAACATACGAAGTAATATTTAAGAAAGATGAAACCGATGGAGTATTCGGCATATCCCTAGTGGAAAGTCCCGCTATGGAGTCTGATTTTATTGCTTTATCTGAACAAAAAGAAATCCAACTTAAAGCTATTGATACCGAAAAACGTATATTATTGGGTGCGGTTTTAATACCAAATAAGCCAGTATATAGAAATCAAAACGGCAAAGAGTTTAATATTGTTTTCTCTGCTGAAACGATTAGGCTATCAATGGAGAACTTTTTCGAGCAAGGTTATCAAAGCCAATCGACTTTAGAACACGACGAAAAGCAAGTAATAAAAGATGTCACTTTTGTTGAAAGTTGGATAAAAGAAAGCGAAACAGATAAATCAGTTCACTACGGATTGAATGAGCCAGTAGGTACTTGGTTCGCAAGTATGAAAGTGAATAATGACGAAGTATGGAATGACTTTGTAAAGACTGGCAAAGTAAAAGGGTTCTCAATAGACGGATTCTTTGACCTAGAACGTATTAATTTAAAAACCGAGAATATGAATGTAGATTTAATTTTAAGCGCAATTAAGGAGGGCTTTGCTTCACTAACTAAAAGCAAAGTAGAACTTGGAAGCGTTAAAACCCAAGACGGTGCGGTAAGCATTGACTTTGAGGGCGATACATTAGCAGTTGGATTACCGCTAACTATCAAAAATGAAAACGGCGAAACTATGCCTTTACCTGACGGAGAGTACATCCTTGAAAATGGAATGACTTTAACTGTTGCAGGTGGTTTAGTATCTGAACTTTCGGAAGCTAAAGCGGAAGAAGTAGAAGAAATGCCAGCGGAACTTGAAGAAGTTAAGCCTAATGGAGTGAAATCTGAGAAACACACTCAGGAAATCTTTTACCAATTAGCGCAAGAGTTCGGGAAGCAATTAGAATCTTTAAAAATGGAATTGAAAGCCGATTTTGAAGCTAAAATGGAAGAACAAAAAGAAGTAATTTCTTTAACAAAAAACAAACCAGCTAAAGAAAAATCATTTGAAGAAATGACTGCTTTAGAAAAATTTAGACTAACCAAATAAAACAATAAATTATGCCAATTACTTACAACGTAGTAGCTTACAGAGGTGTAGCTGCTGAACCGATTACGGAAGAATTATTATTCGAAAATCAAACTATCGCGAAGTCTTTAGTTACATTTGAAACTGATGTAAAAGCAGAAACTATCTTTACGGAATCTACTGCAAGCGCAACATTACAAGCGTACACAAGTGGAGTTCCAACAAGCGCGGGTTCTTTGACTGCTTTTGATGTAGTTGTTACTCCAGCTAAAGTACAATTTTACCAAGAGTTCGACCCTAACTCTTTGCGTTTTTCTCGCTTCAAAAGAGATATGAAAGCAGGTGCGTGGGAGGTTATGAGTTCAGAATTTGAACAACTTGTTATCGGTGGACTTTATGCTAAACAAGTATCTTTAGCTGCCGAGTTTGAATTTTGGAACGGTGCAAAAGCCGCTACTAAAACTGCCGTTGCTGCTTTAACTGCTGGAACTGCTAATACTGCGGTAGGTGCTGCTGAAAAAACTTTAGTTGCTGCTTTAGCTGCTTCTCAAACAGATGGTATCTTAACTAAAATGATTTACAATGATTCTAACGCTACTGCAACTGCTGGAGTAGGTACTAGAATTAAAGTAGCTGGAACAACTATTACTGCTGCTAATATCAAAGCGGAGTATGATAAGATTTTCGCTGCTATTCCTGCTGCTACATTAGCTGGTACTGAGCAACCAATCTTATACGCTCCACGTTCTCACAAGCAGTTTATTATCGCAGCTAACAACGTAGTATCTGACTTTAATAAACCATTTGATATTGATGCTTCGGCTCAAAACTTCTTTTTTAATGGATTGAGAATTGAGTTCGTACCAGTTCCTGAGAATGTTGTAGTATGTGCCTTAAAATCTCATTTGATTTGGGCAACTGATTTAGCGTCTGACGTTAACTTAATGCAGTTAGATAAAATTGCTAACAACCGTGAGGATATGTTCATTAAGCACAATATGACATTGGCCGCTCACGTTGTTAACCAAAAATTCAACGTACTATACGTAGGATAATATTAATCAAGACCGCTCTTTAACTAGGGCGGTTTTTAATAAAATATAAATATGGCTTGTGATATATTAAAAGGCAGAACCTTATCTTGTAAGGATTCAAGAACAGGAATAAAATACGTGGATTTTGCGGTTTACGATGGTACGACTTACACTGTTACGGCTCAAGAAATCGCTACTTTGCCAGTTGCTTTAACCGAGGTTTTCAGATATGAAGTAAAAGGAGCGGGTAACTCATTAATTGAAACTGCAACTGTAAATACTGATAACCGAACTACTGAGATAGTTCAAGCATTAGCCTTGAATTTACAAAAGTTAGGTAAAGAAACAGAAGTAGAATTACAATCTTTACTTTATGGACGTGTAGTTGCATTTGTAACTGACTACAACGGAAATGTTAAAGTAGTGGGTATTGATAGCGGGTTAGATGCTACAACTTCGGTAATGAGTACAGAGGTTAGTGGATATACAGTAGCTTTGGAAGCAAAAGATAAAATATTTGCTCCGTTCTTATCTAGTTCGGCAAAAACTGCCCTATTAGCTTTAATTTCAAATGATGTAGTAACGCCTTAAAAGAAAGGAGGAAACAATCTTATCAAACCCACTTTAATAGGTGGGTTTTTTATTTGATACCAAACCGATAAAAAAGCGTTTAATAAGTATGAAGATATTTGACCCAACCGATACAACTCATACACTGCAAATTATACCACGTGAATACGTGAGTACTGCAACTATGATTTTAAGGAATGAATTAAGGCAAACCGAAACAACTCACAATCTTACTTGCACAAATGTAAACGGATATTTAACCGCTACATTTACACACACAATGAGTGAGGGGCAAAGTTTTGAGTTTGAAGTTTACGATACTAACGATGTTTTGCTTTATAGAGGCAAAGCGTATGCAACTGAAAATATATGATACTAGAAAAATTACAATTATCAAACTACTTTAGACCTGAGATTAAAGAAGTCGCTTCTAAAGACTTCGTTTTAAATGGCGACAAAAACAGTTTTTATCAAGAAATTATAGACCGTTATAACGGCAGTCCGACCAATAGAGCAATTATAGATGCTTATTCTCAGTTTATATATGGTAAAGGATTGACTTCTAAGCAACAAGCGATTAAACCTATCCAATTTGCAACGGTGGTATCAATCATTAGCAAAAAAGATTTAAAAAACATTTGTCACGACTTTGAGTTATTCGGAGAAGCATCTGCTGAGGTTATCTTTGATAAAGGTAAATTGAAGCAAATAAAACACGTACCTAAGAATACTATCGCACCTAATAAAATGAATGAGGACGGCGATATTAATCTTTATTGGTATTCACGTAATTTTGCAGATACTAGAAAGTATGAGCCTTTACCTATTGATGCATTAGACTTATCTAAAATGCCTAAAAGTGGTTCAGCAATCTATATCTTTAAGGATTACCAAGTAGGTAAAAATTACTACTCAGACCCTAGCTATATTTCATCTTTACCTTACTCGAAACTAGAAGAAGAAATAGGTAACTATTGCGTTAATCATATTCAAAACGGTTTATCTTTTGGGCATATTATTAATATAAATGACGGAGCGGATAGAACCGACGAGCAAAAGATAGAAACACTGGCAAGCTACCGTGAAAAGTTAAGCGGTTCGAGTAATGCGGGTAAGTTTCTTTTAGCATACAACGATAATAAGGATAGTGCTATTACGGTGGAATCTTTACAAGTTAGTGAAGCGCATAAACAATACGAGTTTTTAAGTTCGGAGGCTACTCAAAAAATTATGTTATCGCATAGAGTTGTGTCGCCTATTTTGTTCGGGATTAAAGACAATACAGGATTCGGAAATAATGCAGACGAAATGCAAGTAGCATTTGACGAATTAATGATTAACGTTATACAACCAAAAAAAGAAACAATACTTGACGGTTTAATGGAAATCTTTAACGCTTGCGGAATTAGTATCGACTTAGATTTTATTCCTTTAAGAACAAAAGCAGTTGAAGTACAGCCTACGCAATTAAGCGCACAAAGTAACCACGAACACACAGACGATATTTTAGCCGATGAGTTGGTAGGTTTAGGGGAATCAATAGATTTAGACGAGTGGGAATTGATAGACTCTAGGGAATCGGATAATGACGACCCAATTACTGAAACGTCCTTTAAATTAGCTTATGCACCGTCTAACTTTCCCGAAAGAGATAGTGAACAAGATACGACACTATTTAAAATACGTTATTCTTATGCTGGTAATCCAAACCCAGAAAGAGAGTTTTGCCGTAAAATGATGCAAGCAAATTTGATGTATAGAAAAGAGGATATAATCGCAGCGGGTAATAAATCGGTTAATAAAGGCTTTGGTGCTGAGGGCGCAGACAAGTACTCAATTTGGCTCTATAAAGGCGGTGCCCGATGTCGCCATTTTTGGATGCGTAATATCTATATTAAGAAAAATAACGATAAAATAACGGCAAAAAAGGCACGTGAACTACTTAACGAACTTGACCCATCGCTAAGAAAAGAGGCGAACTTTGAGCAAAACGATGCTTTAGTAGCTAAAATGCCAAACGATATGCCAAATAATGGATATTTAAAACCTCAAAACTAATGGAAACGATACTATTAACAGACAACCAAATAACAGAAAGTACTCTATTGGGTGGTAATATTGATGTGGATAGATACAAATTTTGTATTATAGACGCTCAAATATCTAAATTAGAAGAAAGTTTAGGTGAAACACTATACGAAAAGATAAAAACAGACTTTGAAAATAGCGTTTTAACAGGCGATTATCTTATATTGCATACAAAGTATATCACGCCTTTTTTAATCCATCAAAGCGCAATGGAATACCTTAAAATCGGGGCGTACCACGTTAGTAATGGGGGGATTTATAAACACACTCCAAACAATGGAACGGCTATTGATAAAAATGAGGTTGATTTTTTAGTTGAAAATCAAAGGGTAAAGGCTGAAATGTACATGCAAAGGATGGAAAAATGGTTATCTTTAAACCGTATTCCCGAGTATTATTCTTATGTATCAGGTACGGTAGTTCCATCACGAAAGCAAAGTATGGGGAGCTGGTTTTTTGAGGGTATAAATCATAGTAATAAACGAAATAAAAGCGACAATGACAACGACCAAGACTTCGGATTCTAAGGAAAAGCAAGAGCGTGAGGCTAAAAAAACTATTGAAAAACTGCAAATTTATCTAAAGAAATATGGCACAACAAATAATTAACGTAGGCGCAAGTGCAAACGATGGAACAGGCGATACTTTAAGACTATCGCAACAAAAAACAAACGATAATACAACCGAACTATATAATAGTAAGTTAGATTCCGTTGTCGCTGGCACAAATGTAACCGTAGACAATACCGACCCTTTAAACCCTATTGTAAGCGCAACGGGTGGAAGCGCAACTTTAGGACTTATAAAAATAGTAGATAAATCGGGTGACTTCTTTACAAATTTAGCTACTGCTTCGGCTTATATTAGAACGTTCACAAGTGCCACGATTACAAATGAAAGTTTTTCAAATGGTACGTTTTGGTTTACTGTTCCTAATGGTTCAAATTTCGCAAACAATAACGGATTTTTGTATAAATTAACGCCACACACCGCATACATTGAAGACCCTTTAGAATTAATTTCTTTTTTAGGAAATAATACGCTTGGATTTAGTTCTGGAAATAGTTTTTTAGGAAACGTAAGATTTGGAACGAATTCTCTAGTTAGTTTTTCTGGTATTTTAAGAGTTAGAAACGTAACATTAGTAAATACTTCGGACACCTTAGGGGTAAACGCAAGCGGGCGCGTTGAAATTTACGGAACAATAGGCACAACAACAGCAAACAATTACACTAACTTTTTTACAAGTTCAACCGCAGTTATTTGGGCGCAGAAAGTAATGCAAACCAACAACGGAGGAGGTATTGAAGGCGATTTAGCAAGGGCTCAAACAAATGGAGCAAAGTTATTCTTTGGATATGCAGACGGTGGAACTACTGGCGCACCTTTAACACGACAAGAGTTTAGTTTTACAAGTTCGCAAAGTTTTACGCTATCTAGTACACCGAGTGCGATTTATGCAGTCTTTGTAAACGGTCAAGAATTAAACAGTTCGCAATATTCTTTTGTAACTACTACTTTAACAATAGCAGATACTTTAGAAACAGGCGATAAAATTAATATTATTTATACTCCTACTGTAGCTGGAGTATTAGACTATTACACTAAGGCTGAAATAGATGCCTTTGATTATGAAAGCAATCACGCAGAATTTATTGAAGTTAATGAGTTAAGTGACTTACCTACTCCTGTAAGTGGAGTGATTACTTTAGTTGCAAATTATACCTACTTATTTTTAAAACATATCGACTTATTAGGCTCACGTTTAGTTTGCGGTCAAAATACTGTAATAGTGGGTTGGAGTTCAGAAAATTGTTCGATTAGTTCAACGGGTTTAAGTGGTGCAACTGCTTTGATAACTTCTACTTATTCACTACCTATTAGAAGCATCTCATTTACTCACGATAAAGTTTTTGATTTACAAGGCGATATAACCACTACAGCTCTGGATTGGTTCGGAGTTAATCTTTTGAATTGCACAAGCGGCGGGACCATTAAAGACTATGCTAATTTTGTAATGAGTGATTGTGCCTTTTTAAATAGTGGAGGTTTTAACTTTGACGGTACTATTGGAACTATTGGATTTAGTAACTCCTTATTTAATACTGCAACCGGAACTACTGCAATTAATATCTTATCTACTTGCACTGTAAGCCGTAGGTTAAGAATTATTTATTCTTCATTTGTTATTGGTAGTGGAG